CCGTAAGGACTCCGATGGCCGAAAACTCGGCCAACTGCTCTCGTTGAGCGCTTCGCGTAAGACGTTCGCAGTCTAAAAAGGGTCAGCATCGCCTGATAGGCGGGAGTGTTACTCCTAAGTCTCGGAAAGACTAGAGACTAAGCCTTAATAGCACTGAGAACCGTGCTTCTCTGAGAGACGTGTGATGATGACATGACTTTGTCACACTATTGATTAGAAGCCGGGACGGTATGCGCGGCGGTCTATCGGGGAAAATTGATAGACAGGCCGCGTACGACCGTACTTGGACAGATCCAATACCCATCTCTGGGAGTCTGCGGCCCCAATTCTGGCAGTTGATGTCGGGAAAGGGAAACCGAAGTTGGACCCGTTCGAGTTCTAACTAACCCCATTACTGGAAAGCAAAGGGGATAGTGTCATATATTTTGCCTAACGTTGGCGCTGCCTATGATGGCAGTTGCTGTAAATCGGATCAGTCAGTGCTCCTGGCGCCGGGGAAACCCGGTCAGTGCATGGTGACTTTGCCGTTCGCGAGTAGGATGAGAAAGTCTCATGTGACTTCGAGAAGTGAAATGACCCCTAGTAAGGGCCAAGTAACGACGAACGATAAGCAGAGATAACTATCTTCAGAAAACAATTATCGGCTGTTACCGTGCACATTAGCTCTCTCCTACAAAGGCTAAGTTGTCTATCCCCCTCGTTACTGAGGATAGTGGTTCATGAGAACCTGGACAATATGCCCCAGACAGAGTAGCTGGATTTCAGAACAAATAATATGATAATATCTTTAATTCTTATATCAAGCCTTCTGAGTCTGATGTCCTACTTAGGCCTAGAGGAAACAGTTATCTGGTTGGTGAAGTTACCTTTACCATACTACCTAACTGCTACTGGATGTCTGATAGGAATCCGATTCGGATTGGTCCTATGCAAGTACTACCCAATGGTTAGACGTGTATTTTCTGCCCTCAATGATTGGTCTGTGAAAACAGATAATCGAATGGAGCGTACTACGGTACGGGTAGAATCCAAAGATTCGCCTTTTAGAGGGAACTCCGTTCGGAAATACAGTTCGTTCTCATACGGCCGACCCAAATGGGAAGACCGGGTGGACGAGTTTGAGCGAATTAACTCAACTCCTCTACCAATGGGACCGAAAAGTGTACCACCAATAACAGAAATGCCGTCTATACGACGCGTAGTTGCAAAAGAGCGAATTAACGCTGCTTATAAAACTACGTTGCTCAGGTTACGTTTCAACTTGGAACAAATCCAAGACTGGTTCCTCGTAAAAGAGGGACGCCCGCTATATAAGGTCCTGAAAGGGATCGCTATATACGCGGGAGCACGACCATCTGCAAGTTTATTCAGATTTTTTACTTCCTTCGTGGGTACATGCGCGCACCTAATGCGTACGCAAGGCGCCAAAGGGCTTACAATTTATTTGAAAGCCTCTGGAATCGCCGTGCAACAAGTATTAGGAGGGCATCATCTGCATGATGTCGGAAGCCTCGGAGTTAGATTCGCGAGAACTAAAGCCGGGCTTCCAAGGTTCATACCTGTTGTGTATCGGCAACGAATACGACAGGGTGATCCTACGGCAATTCGATTAGTTCTAACACTGATATCAGTGTATAGAATTCTCGAGTTCCCAGGGAAATTGAAACTTTCCACAATAGTGAATATGTCTACCGCGACCGATCGGATTATTCGGTCGCTGATAGCCGAGATTCCTCGGTTTATCAAGCTATTCATTGGAAATTTCAATTTCCTTCTCTCGCTTCGACGCAGATTACCGAAGTTAGGGAATAACTCTATATCCGCCATGTTTAAGGGTGGACCTGGAGTTATTGGGGCCTTGGGAGAGTGGAACACACACCCAATGGTGATGCTTCGGGCGCTTTTCGCGCTACGAAGAGATCACAAATTGTGGGATGCGTTCGAGACCTTGATGTTGGAAACAGGTAACACTGCGGTACAACGCTTGGTTGACCTACTTCTTCCGTTGCGTTTCATAACTGGTGTTTACACCGGGAAATGCTACAGAAAAGTATGGCCTCTAACTCGGATTAAACCTTTAGCTTACCTAGGTAAACTAGGTTTAAAAGCTGAAGCAGCTGGTAAAATCAGGGTTTTCGCTATGGTAGACGCTTGGACCCAATGGGTCCTGTGGCCTATCCATAGTGTCATCTTCAGTATTCTGAAGGGACATAGGATGGATGGTACGTTTGATCAAACGGCCCCTCTAGCCTACGTTAAACCCCGAAGCGGTCTATGGTCTCTTGACCTTTCGGCCGCTACCGATCGTCTGCCTATCCGACTTCAGATGGCCCTTTGCGGGGCTATCTTTGGCCGGGCTATTGCAGGCGCTTGGTCTTACCTGCTGGTAGGACGGGCTTATCGACTCCATTCGGATGAGTATCCGAACGGTTTCCGCGACCTCAAATATGGGGCCGGGCAACCGATGGGGGCGCTGAGTTCATGGGCCTTTCTGGCCATCACTCACCACTTTGTGGTGCAGGCCGCCGCATGGAGAGCGGGTTTCCCAAGAGGAAGCCTATATACCAATTATGCCGTTTTAGGAGATGATCTCGTGATGGGAGATAAACGAGTAGCACTCGAATATCTTCGAATCATGCAAGAGCTAGGAGTAGGGGTTAACACCTCTAAATCCCTCCTAAGCCGCCAAGGTACAGCTTTAGAGTTCGCAAAACGAACGGTGTTCAACGGCGTGGACGTTTCTCCAGTCGCGTGGAAGGAATTCTACGCTTCAACCCGAAATATCGGGGCCTGGATATCCATGAATAAAAAATGGAACGTCCCATTTGCCAGAGCACTGCTGGCCTTAGGAGCTGGCTGGAAAGTCCGAAGTTGGCTAAATAAACCACTCGGTAAGCTTTCTGCTCGGATCCGACTGCTAATTTTAGCGTCGAATATCCCGACAAGTATCGATGCTGTGGCCCCTTTCTTTGAGTTGGGGCAGGCAAAGGTACCTCGGTACAGGGTGGATACTATACGTATCATACGGTCTTTCGTAGACCGAGAAGTGTCACGATTATTCGGACAAGTGCATTCGTTAGCACCTCTCTCTCAAGGGGGAGAGACTTCCAACCCCTGGGCCTTAAAACTGGCTCGAGCCTTTGGTGTCGAGTTAGGTCTCGACTTGTCTCCCACATTCTGGGAAACAAGAAGAGACTGGCATGTAATGTCTTACTTCGTTGATGAGTTAGATCCGGCTACATGTTTCAACCATGCGGAAGCATGGGAGGGACATGCCCGGATAGAACCCACCGGCGAAGTTGAAGATGTGAACGTAGGGACTTCGCAAGGAGCCCTACGTGCGATTGCCGTAGGTCTGCGAACACTGATCCAAGCGATTAGAGTTCAGCAGACGGTTAATTGGGTAGTAGACCTTAATCGGTTAGCTACCGAGTGCTGGGAGCTGATGAAGCTCACAGAAGGGTCGAACCCTATTAACGATGCGACATTCGCGGGTATATACATTCGCTATCTGGAGTTACAGCGAGAAATCGCTGCCTTCAATAGGAATGTGCTTGCGACTTCACGTCCAAATCCTTTGGAAGTGAAGGGATTACTCGACCCATCTCAAGTCCGATTATGGAAGAGATGGTCGTCAATCCTGCAAGGAACTCAAAAGTTGGCTGATCCTGTCATAGAGACAACCGCTTCAGTCGTCGACGAAGTGGTTATCCCTAAGGCTAAACCAGCCCAACCAGAATTTACAGAATTCCAACGAAAATTCTGGGCCCTTCCAATATGGAATAACGGATCAAACCGATCTGTTGCCATACGGAAGTGGATCTGGGATCGATTTATCTATCGTCCGAAATCCGGTCGCTAGATTTTGATCTCATAGATTCTGTTCTAATAACACTTACGAACTCAATAGAGGTCGTGTCGTGCTATTTATACAGCGGCGGGGAGCCCACTGAAAGATGTGGTATCCGTCGTCTGACTTAAGTAGCCAAATCAATGATTTCGCATCTGAGCGACGTCTCTTCGGTAAAAGGAGCTGTAACAGGCTCCGGGGTCCGGAGAGTACGAG